GAGAAATTGAAATTATAAACCCTCTAATAAATGTTCAGGAAAAATATGTAAAACAAATAATGCAATGCTCAACAAAATTAGGACTTGCAACTACAGATAGATTAAAATTAGTTGTACCAATCAGAGAAGAACCTGCTGAAAATAAATTTATAACTTTGTTAAAAACAAGAAAGCAAGGCTAATATGATAAAAGATAGGACAACAGCCTATGCAAAATTAGTTGTAAGTGGTAAAAAAATAGCAGGCAGAAAGGAGTATTTAGCATGTAAAAGACATTTAGATGATTTAAAAAATAAGAAATTAGAGTATAAGTTTGATGTTGAAGAGGCAGAATTTGCTATAAATTTTGCAAATACTTTAACATTAAAAGATGGAACTAATTTAAAAACAAGAGGCTTTCAAGAATTTATAATAGGTTCATTACATGGATGGAAGAAAAAAAGAACAAAAGAAAGAAGATTTAGAGAGGCTTATTTGCAAGTTGGCAGAAGAAATGGAAAAAGTTTTCTATCAGGAGCAGAATCCACAATGTTTAGTACATTGTTAGGAAATAAAGATAGGATATTCTGTGCTGCAACAAAGCAAGACCAAGCTAACATAGTATGGGATGAAATAAGAAACTTTATAGAGTCTGACAATGATTTAAGTGAACTTTATAAAATAAAAGAACATGATAGAACTATAAAAAGTTTAGCAACTGGAACTGTTATAAGGTCAATAGGTAGAGATACAAAATCAATGGATGGTTTTGGAAATATTCTGGCCATATGTGATGAGTTACATGCACACCCAAATAATCAGATGTATAAACTGTTGCTAGATGGTCAAGCTGATGTTGAGAATGCTTTAACATTGGCTATTACTACAGCAGGTTTTAACTTAAATGGTTTCTGTTATGAACACTATAAATTTTGTGAAAAGATATTAGAGGGAGTTGTTGAAAAAGAAACTCTCTTTATTTTTATATGTGAAATGGATAAGGATGATGATATATGGGACTGGAAGAACTGGCTTAAATCTAATCCTTATTTTTTATTTGAGGAAGATGGTATAACACCAAACAAAAAGAAAATAGCTTTATATAGCCAAAAAGCAATAGATGCAAAAGAGAAAGGTGGAGATGAATTAACTAACTTCTTAACAAAGCAATTAAATATGTGGGTAACAGCTAAAAATGGACAGTATATAGACCTTGCAAAATTTAAAGAGTGTGAAAGTGATTTAACATTAGAAGATATGAAAGGGAAAGAGGCTTATTTAGGTTTTGACTTATCTAAGGGTGGAGATTTAACAAGTATAGCATTAGTTTTTCCACTAAAGGATGAAAAGATTTATGTATATAGTCATTCATTTATGCCAGAACTAAGATTATCGGAACATGAAAAAACTGATGATGTTCCATATAGGATATGGGTAAGAGAGGGACTTTTAACATTGACTACTGGAGCATTTGGAATAAAGACTGATTATAAGTTTATTGTTACTCACTTAAAAGAAGTAATTAAAAGATATAATATTAAAATTTTAGAGTGTGGGTATGATGCTCACAATGCTGGAAGTTTTTTAAGTGATTTAGATTTTTTAGATTGTGATCTAACAGAAGTTAAACAATCTGCAAAAAGTTTAAATGATGCAACAGTGGATTTTGCTTTATCAGTTGAGGCAGTTCAAATTTTATACGATAAGAGAAACAGTTTATTAAAATGGTCCATTGCTAATGCTACAACTGTTTCAAATAGTTTTGGAGAGAAAAAAATTGATAAACAATCTCAAAAAAATAGAATAGATCCTGTTGATGCAATAATAGATGCCTGGAAGATTATGCTAATAAATAAAAAAGAAACAGTAAATAATGATGAAGCTGTTGAAGAATGGCTTGGTTTAATCAATAAAAGGAGGTGAGAGAGTGAATATATTTAGAAAATTATTTAATAAAGGAGAGGAAAAAAAGCAGAAAACAGCAATTAATTCTATGAATTTTGGTGAATTTTTTGGAATAAATGTAGGTTCGGATTTATCAGAAGTAACATATTTCACTTGCTTAAAAGTATTATCTGAAAGTGTTGGAAAACTATCTTTACACTTAAAAGATAATGATAATAACAAAATATTAAATCATGAGGCATTACAAAAATTGAAATTTTCACCAAATCCATTTATGACTTCAACACCTATGATGACATTAATGGAGATGTGGAGAAACCATCATGGGAATGCTTATGCTTTTTTATCTTATGACAATAGAGGGCATTTAGTAGGTATTTATCCTTTACACCCTCAAAAAGTTAGAATATGGATAGATAATGCAAAAATATTCAGTGGTAAAGAAGATTTATATTATGAATATAACAAAGATGGAAAAATATATCTATTTCAAAAAGATGAGGTACTGCATTTAAAAGGTGGTTTAAGTAAAGATGGTATTGTAGGTATGTCAGTAAGAGAAACATTAGCTACAACATTAAATGGAGTAAAAGCAAGTCAAAAGTATTTGAATAACTTATATGATAGAGGATTGACAGCTAAGGCTCTTCTAAGATACACAGGAGATTTAAACAAAGAATTACAAAAGAAAATGCTTGAAGCAATAGAAGAATTTATTAATACTGAAAATAATCCAACTGGAATACTACCATTGCCACCTGGAATGGATATTGTACCATTAGATTTAAAGTTGACTGATAGTCAATTTTTTGAATTAAAAAAATATAGTGCTTTACAAATAGCAGCTGCTTTTGGAGTAAAGCCAAACCATTTAAATGATTATGATAAGTCAAGTTATTCAAATTCAGAAATGCAAAACTTGACTTTTTATATTGATACTCTTTTATATATTCTGACGCTCTATGAAGAGGAGTTTAATTTAAAACTTCTTACAGAAAGTGAAAGACTAAAAGGGCTACATTTTGAATTTAATGTAGCGAGTATTTTAAAAGGGGATCTAAAAACACAAGCTGAATGTTTAACCAAGTATGTTCAAAGTGGAATATACACAATAAATGAGGCTAGAAAAATGGCAGGACTTACTGCAATAGATGGAGGTGATGTAATTGTAATGAATGGAAGTTATGTGCCATTAGAAAAATTAGGAATAGCTTATGAAAAAGGAGGTGCTAAAAGTGAGTAAAAATAAGTGGTTAGAAATAAAAAATCAGGCAGAAATTACTGAAATTTATATCAATGGCGATATAGAAAGTGATTCAGAAAATGATGGTTTTTTAGAAGAAGTATGGGGAATAAAAGATACTAATATATATCCATTGGATATAAAAGATGCTTTAAAAGAAGCAGAAAATAAAGAGGTCCATGTTCATATAAACAGTTTTGGAGGAAATATTTATGCAGGTATAGCAATTTCTAATATGATTAAAAATCATAAAAGTAAAACAATAGCTTATATTGATGGAATAGCTGCAAGTGCTGCATCTATAATTGCTTTTGGATGTGATGAAATTATTTTACCAAGTAATGCATATTTAATGATACATAGAGCTTGGGGAAGAGTTTCAGGAAATGCAGGAGAATTAGAAAAGTATATTGAAGTTCTAAATAAACTTGATGAAGGACTTGTTAATGCTTATATGGAAAAAGCTATTGAAGGTGTAACAAGAGAGCAAATATATGATTTTATGAAAGAAGAAAAATGGTTTACTGGGGAAGATGCTCCAGGAGTATTTAATATAAAAACTTCTGAAAAAGTAGAATTTTTAAACTGTATAGAAACAAAAAATAAATTTAAGCATATTCCAGAAAATTTATTAAATAAAAAAATTGGTGAAGAAAAAAGTAAAAAGGAACAAGCAAGACTTGATAAATTGAATAAGGAAATTGAGATTGCATTATTAATAGGAGGTATTTAATTATGAAAAAATCAGTAGAATTAAAAAAGGAATTAGAAATACTTAGAAATGAGATCACATCATTAAAAGATAGTGGAAAGATTGAAGAGGCACATGCTAAGTTAAATGGTTTTAAAGATTTAGAAAATAGAATAAAAGAAGCAGAAACAGAGGAGGCTTTAACAGTTATGAATAAAGGTAATAAAGCACCATTAGGAACAAAAGAAGAAATGAATGTTAATAGAATTTATAATAGAGTTCTATTAGGAAAATCTATAACAGAAGAAGAAAAACAATTTTTAAATGCAGCTGGAACACCAGGGCAAGTAGAAGCAACAGATGGCAAGGGTGGTTACTTAGTACCATTAGAACAATTTAATCAAATTAAAGAGTTAAGAAGAAATAAGGTAGCATTAAAAGATTATTGTAATGTATTACCTGTAACATCATTTAAGGGAACAATGCCAATAGAAAGTGGAACAACTGGCGAATTAATTGCATTTGAAGAACTAAATGAAATAAATAAATCAGATGTTGATTTTGCACAAGTTGCATATAATGTTGCTGACTATGGAGATATTATCCCAATATCAAATACTTTATTAGCTGATGAAAAAGCTAATTTAACTGCTTATATTGGAAAAAGATTTACTAAAAAGGCAATCAATACTGAAAACAAAAAGATAATAGCAATATTAAAAGCATTAAGTCCAAAAGCAGCTGCAGATTATACAGTTATAAATACTGCATTAAATGTAGATTTAGACCCTGCTATTTCTGCGAATGCAATAATTATAACTAACCAAACAGGGTTTAATTTCTTAGATAACTTAACAGATAAACAAGGTAGACCTTTATTAGATGTAAATTTACAAAATACAACACAAAAAATCTTTAAAGGTAGAAATATTGTTGTATTGTCTGATGCTTTATTACCAATGAATGTAAAAAAAGCACCTGTATTCGTTGGAGATATGACTGAATTTATAACTTTCTTTGATAGAGAAGGATTAGAATTAGCACTATCTACTGAAGCAGGATTTACTAAAAATGCAACTTATATTAGAGCAATAGAAAGATTTGATGTTAAAAAAGTAGATAGTGATGCTATGGTTTATCTTGAATTAGAAACAAAATAATAGGTGATTGATATGGCAGATATTTTAACTTTGGAAGAAGCTAAAAATTATCTAAGAATTGATTACAATGAAGATGATACATTGTTGCAATCTTTAATGATTGCAGCAATAGATTATCTTAGAGATGCAATAAATGACTTTGATAAAAAAGCAACAAAAGAAAAGTTTATTAAAAGGTCTAAAATTCTAGCTTGTGTACTTGTTCAAGATTGGTATGATAACAGAGAGCAAAAGGAAAGTAAAGATTTAAGTTATACAGCCAGAAGTTTACTAACTCAGTTACAAGTGGGTGATAACTTTGAATGATATAACTAAGAAATTAAGACATTTTATTGATGTATATCACATGATAGACACAACTAATGAACTTGGAGAAAATGATAAAAAGCCAGAGTTATTTAAAAAAGCATACTGTGAAATAGTTCCTTTAAATTCTAGTGTAAAAAATGGAGAAGCTGGAACAGAAGAAAATCAACATCAATTCAAATTCATATTTAGAGTAAAATCAGTTCCTGGAATAAAAAAGGATTGGTTTTTTATTTATGAGGGCTTGAAGTATGAAGTTATTTATTTTAACAGAGATTTTAAAGATAATCAGTTCATAGAAGTTTTTTGTGTAAGAAAAGAGGAGTAAATCAAAAAATCTCACAAATATATGAGATTTTTTGATTAAAT